TCCAGTAATGCAAGATTCATTGTATATCTTGTTAATTTCCATTAGACAGATTCCTTGACAAAACCAACATTTTTAGTGTTCTTTTTAATTGTACCATATACACACGCATCAACACATTCGTTATATAAATGATTTCTAAAAACTAATTGTGTTCTTGAATTGTTATCACTATGCTCACCAATCGAGTCTACTATGATATCATCAAAAACGCAAATGTTTAATTGTTTGATGAACTTTCTATCATGTTTTATCTCTGCTAATGTTTTATTCCAATGGCAATCCCATAGAATTTGAATAAGATTTAGTGGTTTCTTTTCTTTAGGTGAATGTGTAGCACCTTGTATAAATTTACCTCTTCCAGTTTTAATTTCCCAGAACTTTTCCAATTCTTTCATATCACCTTCAGAAGTAAATATGGGTACTACATTACATCCTAATGACTTCAATTTGAATGGTAAATATAACTCAGTTATCTTACCAAATGTTACTCCTAAATCTACTGCAAACTCACTTCGTGCCTTTTTACCTACCCAATAAGTACACATTAACTCATCTAATGTATATCCATAGGGTTTGGAATCTCTTTCCATTATATTAACTTTATCCCAGAATCTTAATATCCTATCTGATAATAACTCTTCATTCAAGTCATTAATAATATCGTTAATATTCTCTCTGATTAGTGTTTTAATGCTTGACATAATAAAGAAAGAATGTTTATATAATGTATATTACACGATAATGAGAGCATTACATCGTATCGTGTGCCAGTAAAATAAGTGTCCTTTTCCAATAAGAAATGTTACATTTGACGTTTTCTCCTATCATTATACTATATTATAGGGGAGTAGTCAACACACAGCATTTATGCCAGTTAAGTCAGCATCTGCACCAGCAACACCACGCAAGCGCAGAACTCGCAAGACTTCAACCACTGCTACTAAGTCACCAGCAACTAAAAGAGTAAATAGAACAAAATCACTCAAAGTTGCAATGACTGAAACACCAAAAGCAGAAACTTTGACACTAAATGTCCCTGAGAAGGCAAAAGTTGAGGCAAAAAGTGTTACTAAATCACTCCTCAAAGACTATCCTAGAGATGGATTTGCTCTCTTCTTACTTCCACTTCTACTCCTAGAGGCAGGAACCAAAGAACTCCTAAAACTAGCAGGGACACTTAAATAACTGTCACACAAGCACCCGCAAGGGTGCTTTTTTCATGGTAATGTATATTTACTAAACAAATTGCGATGATTAAGTTACGTCCTCATCAGGAACGTATCGTTGATACTATGAAACGTCAAGATAAGGGACAAATTATTGTTCCTACTGGCGGTGGTAAGACTTTATGTATGATTAAGGACGCAGAATATCAATTTAATAGTTGCAAATGGGATGTAATTAATAAAGATTGTGATAGAAAAACGATTGTAATCGTAGCACCTAGAATATTATTAACTCAGCAATTATGTGATGATTTTGTATCAACTTTGAATATACATCCAATGCTTCAGTATAAAGTATTGCATGTACATTCTGGTTATACATCATATGATAGCACGACAAATTCTAATAAAATTAATAATTGGTGTGATGATAATTATAGATTTAATAAGATAATATTTACTACATATCACTCCTTAATTAGAGTTATGCAGTCAAAGATTAAGGTTGATACAATATATTTTGATGAGGCACATAACGCATGTAGTAAATCATTTAGTGCTGGAGTTGTGTTCTTTGGTGTATACTCTCCTAGAGCATATTTCTTTACTGCTACACCTAAACACTCTACAAATAAGCATAAGTTAGGTATGAACAATACCAACATATTTGGTGAGGTTATTTGTAACATACCAGCACCAGAATTGGTGGACAATGGTTATATTTTACCACCTAAAGTTCAGGTGATGCAGTTAGATAAGAGAGATAAAGACAAATCTGATAGACATTTTTATGAGGAAGATGCAGATATAATATTATCACATTTGGATAAACAATGTGTTAACAAATTATTAGTTTGTGCTCGTAAAACGTCCCAGATTGTTAACATCGTATCACAGAGTAAATTGATTACTGAGTTATACGCAAGAGGATATAATTGGATGTATATTACTGCCAAAACTGGTGCAGTTATCAATGGACATAAAGTTCATCGTGAAACATTCTTCAAAACATTAAACAAATGGGGTACAAATAACACCAAATTTGTTGTTATTCATCATAGTATATT